TAGTTGGATCTATCGCTACCGTAGTGATTATTCCAGCAGGTACATCAGTGACAGCTACTAACCCTAGTTACACTGCCAACTGTTTAGTTACCCAATACTCTCCATTCGCTTCAAGCGTTGGGGATCTAGCAACATTTTCTGTGACATGGCCTGTAACTGGCACTGTGACAAGGGGAACAGTCTAAAGATGAGAATCAATCTGCGCGTTGAATATATATCTGGTGATCCTAAAGAGATTACCTGCTCTGCTAAAGACCTAGTTGCTTTTGAGGACAAATATAATCGGTCAGTCGTTTCTCTTGAGAAAGAAATGCGACTGACAGATTTATTCTGGTTAGCCTGGCATTCAGAATCTCGTACTGGTGCTACCAAGAAAGATTTTGATAACTGGCTAGACGATATCGAGGGTGTAATAGCTAGCGAGATCGACCCAAAATAAAGCCGCTCGGTGAATCGAGCGAGCACTGGATGATTGCGTACCTGGCTGTAGAAACAGGTATTGCACCGTCATTGTTATTACAAGAAACTGACCGTATGCTTTATACGATGTCCATGTATCTGCGCTGGCGTGCAACTGAGGCTAATAAACATAAGAGGTAATTATTATGGGTATTCGTATTGAAGCACCTATTATTGTCGGTGTACAGGAAGTGCTAGCTGAATTGAAACAGATGGAGCCTGAATTATATAAACAGGCACGTAAAGACATGATTAGCACAATAAGACCTATGACTGAGGCTATTAAAGGTCACATTAGAGGTGAAGTGGTAGATAAACTGCCCTCAGGATTTAGTCGTGGCAGATTAGGTCCATCACTTAGATCTATCAGAGTTAATGCTCGAGTTTCTGCACGTAAGCGTAAAGGGTTATCTTCATTAGCCAGTATTCGTACTACATCTGCTGCGATTGAGATAGCAGATATGGCTGGTAGAAAGAACCCTACTGGTAATCAGGCTTCTGGTGCAGCACTTATAGAGTTTTTAAATATGAGATTTGGTAAAAGAGCATCGCGTTTTATTTGGCCGACTGCTGAGGAATATATTGGTGAGGTCACTGAGGGGCTAAAGCGATCTGTTCTTAAATATGCTGCGATGACTAATAAACGCTTAGAAGAAAAAGTGTCAGCAACATCTTCCGATTATCGCCTGCTCAGCGAGGCTAGTCCTATCCCATCTAATCAACTAGACTAGGTTTCACTATGGCAATTATTATCCCGATTCTGTCCCAATGGAACCCACAGGGGTTAGATAAAGCCGTATCTGATATTAGACGTGCCGAGGGTGGCTTTAATAAATTCAAGGCTGGTATCAAGAGTTTAAGAGTGCCAGCAGCAGCCACATTCGCTGCCCTTTCAGCTGGTGCTATCTCAGCTGTAAATGCTGCTATAGATGCTGAAAAGCAACAGAAAAGATTAAGACAGATCCTGCTAACTACAGGTGGTGCTACAAACATCCAGGTAGATGCATTAGTAAAACAGGCCGAGGCTTTAGAAAAGGTCGGGGTTGTATCTAGAGAAAATGTAATCACAGCACAGGCACAGTTAGCCACATTTGATTTACAGGGTCGCAGTATTGCTAAATTAACTCCAGCGATTTTAGATTATGTGACAGCTGAAAAGGGTGCAACAGCTACAGGTGACGATTTTAGGTCTATGACTAACGGTCTAGCCCAGGCATTAAACGGTCAGTTCGGTGCATTAACTAGAGCAGGTTTCGTATTAGATGAAGATACAAAGAAGAAAATATCTAACGGTACTGAGTCTGAGCGTGTAGCAGCAATCGTAGAAGTTCTTGGTTCGACTTACAAAGGATTTAATGAGGCATTGAGGGATACACCTGAGGGCTCGATGATTGTGCTCCAGCAAGAGTTCGGCAGGATCAGGGAAGAAATAGGTAAGAAATTGTTACCAGCATTTATGAAGATAGCCCCAATAGTTACTGGTCTATTTACATTTATAGCTGATAATACTGACATCTTTGTGACACTGGCTGCAGTTATCGGTGCAGTGACAGTGGCAGTTATAGGTCTAAATATTGCGTTTGCTCTGAATCCTTTGACTTATGTAATTATTGGCATAGGTGCTCTCATCGCGCTCATAGCCATAGCCGTTATGCGTTTTGAATATCTTAAATTAACAGTTTTCAATATCGCTGCAGCAATCGGTCAGATATTTGTATATACATTTAATGTGGTCGCTGATGTCTTAACTAAGATGGTGAACGAGTTCGTTCGTATGTACAACTCTAAGATTTTACCTGCTATCCAAGTCTTTAAGAAAGATGCTAGAGCGTTAGCTGAGGTAGATTTTACTAAACCATTTGATAATGCTAATGCTGCGATAGATGCGTTCGGTGAGGCTAACAGAAAAACACGTGCAGCACTCGATTACAACATAGATGCTATGGGTGCTGTAGAAGATGTAATTGGAGATTTAACACCAGACTTCGGTGATTTGACTGACCAAATGGATAAGACAACTCAGGCTACAGATGAAGTTACTGAGGCTATGAAGAAACAAAAAAAGGCAGCGCAAGATGCAGCCAAAGCCATAGTGGATGACTTAGAGAAATCTTTACAAAGTGCTGAGAGACAGCTGGATGATGTAAAAGGTAAATTTGATAGTTTGAAAGACAGCATTTCAGGATCAGTTACAGATGTCGTAGATTTTGGTGCAGCGTTAGAAACAGGTAACTTTATTCAGGGTCTAGTGGGTCAGGCTACAGCAGCGCGATCATTTGCAGACAAAATTAAACAGTTAATACAGATAGGTTTATCTGAGCGTGGTATTAGACAGGTCTTAGATGCAGGCTTCGAGTCTGGCACACTTATTGCAGATCAAATTATTAGTGGTGGAGCCACAGTAGTAGAGCAGATAAATACATTATTAGACTCCATCGCAGTTGTAGCTGACGAAGTGGGTATGCAAGGAGCACAGAACTTTTACCAGGCAGGTGTGGACAGTGCTCAGGCATTAGTAAATGGCATCTTGTCACAATTAGCAGCAGCGCGAGCAGCATACGCAGCATTAACAGATACGACTGGTGGTGGTGGTGGTGGTACTGCAGGTGTTGTCCCAGTCAAAGAAGATAAGGGTAAGACACCTAAAGCAACACCTAAATTAGACACATCAAGATTAACTGCTAGTGCCGTATCCAAAATTTCCACACTATCTACATCTGCTGCTAGATCGTACACAGCATTAGCACAAGCCTATGGAATTACTAAGTTTGCTCAGGGTGGAATCGTTACCCAACCAATGATGGGACTTGTCGGTGAGGCAGGACCAGAAGCGATTATCCCTCTGAATAAAGCAGGTGGAGTGTTAGGTAACACATTTAACATCACTGTGAACGCTGGTGTGGGAACTGATGGTGCAGCAGTCGGAAGAGTGATTGTGGATGCTATTAAGAAATTTGAAAAGACCTCAGGTCCAGTATTTGCGAGTGCCTAATGAGCACAGTACCAGCCACTACAGTTGAAATCGGATTTGATTTATCAGCTCTAGGTGGACCGTTCTTTATATTAGATGACCCTGTTCAGGGTGTGTTAGATAACCCGACCTACACATTAGGTGGCACATTATTTTATGATGTGTCAGACAAAGTGCTGAGTGTTAGTGTTAATCGTGGTAAGTCTAGGCAGTTAGATAAGTTCACAGCAGGTAACTCTAATATCACATTCATAAATCAGGATCGCGCATTTGATCCTCTTAATGCTTCTAGTCCGTTCTTTGGTCAGATTATCCCTAGACGTACTGTGCGTATCACCACATCAGGCTCAGCTGTGTTTTATGGATCTATAGATGACTGGAACCTTAACTATGATATTTCAGGTTACTCCACAGCTGGTGCAGTCGTATCAGATGGTTTTACATATTTTGCACAGCAGGTATTGACAGCGCACACAGCCACATCTCAGCTAACTGGTGCTCGCATCGGTGCAGTGTTAGATAGGTCAGAGATTAACTGGCCAGCATCATTAAGAAGCATCGACACTGGTGGTATGACATTACAGGCTGATGTAGTCGATGACGGCACTAATGCACTGGACTATTTGCAACTGGTTAATTTTAGCGAGCCAGGTTCATTATTTATGGGTGCTGATGGATCTATCATCTTTAGAGACAGGACAGAAGCGCCTACATCATCAGGTCTTGTATCTTTCACAGATGATGGTACAGGTATCCCATTTGTGGATGTCCAGGTCGTATATGGGTCAGAGTTACTATACAACTTTATACAGATAGAGCGTAATAATGGTGGTACAGCTACAGCATCTGATACCGATAGTCAGAACTCATACGGTGTGGTAGCACTGGTACAAAGCAATCTACTTATGAGCACAGATGCGCAGGCACAGGATTTAGCTGATTACCTACTAGGTAAGTACTCTGAACCCGAATATAGATTTGAACGACTGACCGTAGTGCTCGAGGACTTAACTCCTGCTGAGCAGGCATCCGTTTTATCCCTAGAAATAGGTGACATCTCACAGATTAAGTTCACACCTAATCAAACTGGGACACAGATAGACAAATACGCTAGTATTATCGCTATAGAACACGACATACGACCTATGTCACACAGAATTACATATGGATTTGAAACATTAGATTACGCCAGTTTAGTTCTGGATGATTTAATATTTGGACTCCTAGACGATGGAAGGCTAAGTTTCTAAATGGGCTCAGGTTACAGAGTATTTACAGCTGGTGAAGTCTTAACAGCATCGAACGTACAAAATTATTTACAAGATCAAGCCGTCATGGTATTCGGTGGTACTGCTGCACGATCATCTGCTATCGGTACAGCTAACTTTGAAGAGGGAATGCTTACATATTTAACTGATGTGGATAAGTTACAGGTTTATACAGGTGCAGCATTCGCTGATGTATATCCTGCTGCCGCTTCTACTCAAGGTTTAACTCTGATCAACACAACTAGTTTTAGTGCAGTAGCCAGCCAAGCAGTAAATCCTTTTAGTGCAACTTATGATGCATACAAAATTGTTCTTACTTTAACTGCTGCTTCTGCAGACAACTCAATGATTTTTAGAATAAGAAATGGGTCTACCGATTTAACTGGGGCAGATTACTACAATGGTGGTTTTCAAAATAGAACTGATAGCGCAACTGTTAGTGATTTTCGTGGAAATGCTGGAACAAGTTTTCCATTAAATGCTATTTCATCTGCTCAAGCAGCAAGATTTTTTGTAGTTTTTGATATTGTAAATCCTTTTGCAACAACAGCAACAAAAG